TCGGTGTACGACTCTTGCATCCGCCATATTTTGTTCAGTCGTTCAAGCATCTCATTTATAAATAGCGAATTTACACTTTTGTGTCTGAGCATAAAAAAAGCCCCCGATTAAGGAGGCTCTTGTTTAGTTTGCTATTTCGTATTTCGTTTGGTTCATTGTTCCTCTGCTTTAGCGATTGCTGATTCTATCAATTCAATAGCCTCTGGAGTCATCTTCTTCTTGTTGCAATTGGCGTAGGCGCAATTGAGAGCCTCAAGAAGGTGTTTGTCTCTTTCCTTCTGCGCAAGGTCGATAGCATCACTAATGAAACCACCGTAGTTTTTCAGCACTTGAGAGTACTCAAAAAACAACTCATCGTGACCTCTATTAAGGTAGACTTGCTTAATAATTTCTTTCTTAGTCATAATTCTCTTGCTTTAAATGAATACTCAAATATACAACTCTTTTGAATACTCACAACATCTTGGTAAAAATAATTTAGTTGGCATTAGTGGCATTATCGAATTGTATACTTGCCAGAGTTAGCTTTCAGCTTCTCCATTGCCACGTACCTCAGCGCATCGAGAGCGTGGTTGTTGTCATCTTCGGGTTGGTTGGTGACCTGGTTGGTCTTGTAGTCTCTCTTCCAAGCGTAGTTTCTGAGTTCTCTAATTACGTTGACCGAGTCTTGGTGTACCATTATCTGCACCGACTTTAGCTTGTCGATTCCCGACCTAACCGAGTCTTGACCTTTGGCAACGGGTCTAATTCGGTAACCCGCTCTTCTGATTTCCTCGATGCTCTTCGGCTCTGCGGAGTCTGCGATAATCTCGTCACTTCTCTGTAGTCCGCACCTCCTCGCAATGTCTGCGTTGGTTAGTCCCGTCTCGTAGATTATCTCGCGAACCCACAACTTACCCTCTTGGTAGATAACCTCCACCAATGCGGTAGGGTCGTTGGTAAAGCCAAAGTCCAATCCGAAAGCTCTCCACTTGCCAGATGTTGGGAACTCCTTTGTTTCTTGCCAGTTCTCGTAGATAGCACCGTCTCGTCTTGACCTTTTGCCGAGTCCATAAACCAACCACTTGTACTTGTCAGCCGTACCCCTCGCGATGTTGTCGGGAGTTGGCTCGTAACTGTTAATCTTGTCACGTATGTGTTGGTCTAAGAAGGTGTTGTCGAGCATCGTGGAGTGGATGAGAACCACATCGTCTCTCTTCAGTACGTTATCATAAATCCAATGCTCATCTGTTGACGGGTTGTAGTCGAGAATCCACTTGCCCTTACACCTCTGCTCTAACTGGTCGAAGTCATCCTTACTTGTCTCAATAGCCTCGTTGAGCCAAAAGAAGTCTGTTTCGATACCGTGAAGTTTCTGAGAATCATCAAGTCCGTAGAACTCAAAGGTAGACCCGTGAGCGGAGTAGATTAAGTCCGTCTTGTTAAACGCCTCATCGTTGTAGGCTTCGACGCTCTGAAGTACCTTCTTCCACGTATCCAACACGGTCGGCTTAATCCACGTCCTCCGCCACCTTGCAATCGCGATTCTCTTAGGCTCTTGCAGTCCGATGAGATACAACGCTTGGCAGATGCTCCACGTTTTCGAGGAACGACTTCCACCTTCAAGCACAATTCCCCGAATGGATTTATCATTAATGGCAGTCCAGAGTTTATCAAAGACGTCAGTTCCTTCAATCCTCATTCGGTCTACGGATTACCACCTCCACCTTGTCGGGTTTGCCACCGTTCACAGTCTGCTCTACTTCCTCCTTTGGTTTACCATAGACTCGGTCGAAGAGAACGTCCAAGATATGGATAGACCCCTTCTTGAAATCTCGTTGAGCCTTGTTCGCTATCAACGCAACCCAGAATGGTAAATCGTCATTCTTTGCCAGTTCGATGAGTTCGCTTCTTGTCTTACCTAAGATTGTCTTGATGATGTCTTGAGTCTGTGATTTCGAGAGCTTCAAGTTATGCTCTTCAAGGAAGTGTTCCTTGAGAATAGTCTCAATGTTCTTGGGTCTGCCTTTCGGGTTGCCGCTCTCGCCTTTTTTGAACTGATGCTTCTCTATGTCCTTAGCCGCCATTGTGCTGATGTTGTGTTGTTATCGTCTACTTTCCGCAGTACGGACAAGTTTCTTTTTGTTCGGTTGCTTTCGGCTCTGTATCCCACTTGTCTGGTGTCTCAAGACCGTAGCTTTCAAGCACTTCTATCTCCCAATTGTTAGCGAGTTCGTCCCAATCCCAAGCACCGTATGCTACGTTGTCTTTAATGATAAACTCGCGTTCCTTCTCCTCTGACCAGTTAACTACGACAACGGGTACTTCCTTCCAACCCGCTTCTTGCATTGCTTTGAGTCTCATATTACCACCCAATACAACCATCTCTTCGTTGACCACTATCGGTCTTACCTCCGCCATCTGCGGGAATCCCTTGAGAGAGTTGACCAGTTCCTCGAACTTCTCGTCCTTGATAAATCGAGGGTTGTCCTGGTTGGGTCTAACCTTACTAATCGCAATAAACTCCATTCTTGTAGTTCTTCAGAGCCTCGTGACTCGTCTTGCCTTTCGCCTTCAAACACGGGTTGCCGTTCCAATAATCATCTGCGGCTTCACGGCTGAAGCAATAGAACTCCATCGTATACGTGTTCTGAGTAATGTATAACCCGTAATTCTCGTGGTTCTTGTTCTTTCTCATTTCTTCTTCCGTCTCTTGGGTTTATGAGATTCATAATAGTTCAACATCGAGGTAGCCATTATCTGCGGACTCCGACCACAAGAGAAGCAAACCCTACCCTTCGGGTCGATGTATCTGTAGACCTCTTTGTAAAGACTCTGCTCGTCTCTTGTTATCCGTCCAGAGAACTGAGCGTTAGACATCTTGGTCACTTGCTCAATCCTTTCTTTGATAAATAGCAAAACTGCTTTTTTGTCCATCAATTAAAATTTTCTCCGTTTATAATCCTCACGACCCAAACCAATAAGAACAACATCAAACACAATAAAACTAAGTCGCTCATCTTATTTGTTTTAATTTAATGCTTTTTCGAGTATCCCCTTAACGTGATCCATTTCATTGAATGCTCCATACGTGTAGTTGTCCCGATTTAGTATCAAGGATTGAACATCGATTAGTGCCTTTCGCAGTTCGTTGTCTTGGAGGGTGTTTAGTTTTTCAATAAACTCGTCCAACTCATACTCACCAATCAAATAGTCGTTTTTTAGCTTTTCTGTTTGCTTTGTTTGAATCCAATTACCTATTCGTAGTTCTGTTGATTTCATATCAATTTCGTTTTGATTGTGTCCGATTGTTCGCAGTAGTACCATATCATAATGTTGCCGCCTATTAACGGTTGTTGGTCTATCCACATCATCTTATTGTTTTTGGTTTAACCTTTCAAGTCTTTCAATTGACCGAACTATTCTGTCAACCTTTCGCGTTATCTTCTCAGCCTTCAACTTGTAACCATTCAACTTGACTATCTTGCTCATATCTCAAACCTCCACATCAACCTCTCGAAGAATACTGCTATCAATCCAGTTTGCAATGCCGTCATTGGGTCAGTTGCTCCCATTACAACCCCGCACCAAAAAGACATACAAAGCCGACAATCTAACGGCTTCATTTGACCGTCATAGTTAACCCACTTCTTTATCAGTAGGTCGACCGCTATAACGTCTATCCAGATGTAAGCCAACATTGTCGCGGACAAGGCGTTCAAGATGTATTCCATAGTAATTTGCTCTTAAGGTTTCTAATGCACGTTTAACTGAATTGCCAATTGACTTGAATGGTATGTCTACCTTCTTCGATACCTTGCGGTAACTACCCTCCTCCAACCACATCTCTAAAATCTTGCGGTCGTACCAATGCAACTCTTCCATCAAGGTCTCCAGTAGTTGTAAGTCTTCCTCCTTCTCCTCATCGTACTCCTCGCGGTCGTAATCTATCTGCTCATAGTTGTGCAGATTGTAGAGTTTTGAGAACGAAGAGCGCGGAGATGTTGCCATATTCAGCATCGTCCGCACCACATAGTAACGAAGATAACCGCCCTCGTTTATCTGCTCCCACTTCTCGTGTGGCATTTCCATTAATACCAAAGCTACCTCTTGAATAAGGTCATCGGGAATTGAGCAAATCTTAGTTGCCAGTTCACGAAGCTCTTCGTCTGCCAATAAGTCGATGATAGCTTGGTCTCTCACTTTCGCAAGTTAGTTATTTTTGCGGAGGTCTTTCCCCTTCACTCCGATGATGTTAAACATCTCATAGATGCGAGACTCTATTCTCTTGCCATACTTTCTTCCAATCATCTCAGCGTTAAGGTTGGTGGTTGCGAAAGTCAAGTACCCCTTGTCGGTGAAGAGTTGATGTCTGCGGGTGATGGTATCAATCCCCACGTTTATCTCAGTTCCGTATCTCTTTATAGACGTATGCTCTTCGCCCAAGTCATCAATTCCAAACATCTTACTGCCAAGTGCCACCTCAAGTGGGTAAGCGTCCTCGCTACCTGGTTCAAGTTGATAAAGTCGCTCCATCTCAAACCCCGTGTAGATGTTAAACTTGAAGTTGTTAAGATAGCCGAGCATCAAGGACAGAGCTTTTAGGTAAACAGTTTTGCCGACACCCGTGTTGCCCATCAATAAGATGCCCTTGTCCAGTTGTCCGTCAAAGTCTTGTTGGATGCAGTACTTCACAAGTTGGTCGGTTATCTCTGGGTTGTTGTCTTTCCAATTCGGTACGATGCTCTTGCAACACTTGACGAATGCGGCTCTTGCTTTATCGTGTTCTCCGTTGTACGCTCGAAGTTTGAAATAGTTACTCTTGGCGTTTAGTGCTTGTAGGTAGTTGTCTATCACGGGTATTCTACGTTTTCAAAGTTCTTAAAGTCATACTCTTTCTTGTCTTGACGGTTGTCATCTTTAAACCAAATGCTCCTCGCTTTCTGTTTCCAGTTCTTCACGGTGTTCCCTCGCCCGTCTTTCCACACTCGTCCGCGTGGTTTTCTGCTCTCCTCGTAGTATTCCCACATCTTGGTCGCTGACTCTTTGGTGTAACCGTTTTGGTCAAAGTACAAAATTACATCTTCAAGCGATGGTGGAACTTTCCCATCATCTTCTCTATTCTTATCTACTCTACTCTTCTCTTCTCTACTCTCCTCTTCTCTGTTGGATTCCGTTGCCTCTTCGTTAAGCGGTCGTTGAACGGTCGTTGAACGGTCGTTGACTTTTGCTTTACGTCTCCTTGCTTCCGCTGAACGCTTACCCGCTTCACTTGCTTGTTTGCGTCTTTCCTCAATGCCTTCGAGTTGCTCATCTAAGAAGTCAATCGAAACAAACTCATCGGTCTCCTTGATTATCTTGTACTTGACGAGAGCTTCGTATGAGTCCATAGCTTCGAGTTGTGCGTCCTCTATTGTCACGCTTCCCTCCTTCTTCCAGTACTGGCAACAGAGCCTCAGAAAATCAACTTGTACTTGTGCGGGTTGTCTTTGTATTCGTCCCATCATCCAATCGGATGGACTGAATTTGAACCATTGCAAATTTTGCATTACTTGGGTTTTTAAAGTAACCGAGCGGGAGGTGCGGCAACACCCAACAAGACCACCCAAGTAGGTCGATTGTTGTTTTTCCCGTTTCGGTTTGAATGTATCGCTTCATTCTTGGGTTTTCAGATAACGCTCTTTTGCCGTAGCGTTCATTAGTAAGTAGCAAATTTAGCATTTTGTGCCACTTATAGCCTTAAATATCTCAAAGGCAACTTGCGGAACTATGGCGTTCCCGTATGCTTTTATTGATTCTCTTCTCCACTTAGGAAAGGAGATACCGTCCAGTCTTTCGGAAAGCCCATCATCTCGCCTACAAAGTGGGCACTGAGTTGGGAAGGACTGCCACCAGTTTGTCGCAGTCTCTTCGTTATCGAGTCTTGGTTTTCTTTCCCCGTTGACTTGTAACCTTCTGCTGCGCTCGGTGTTGGAAGAAGTTCGTTCCTCGCCATTTGTCTGAGTCCCAATTGTAGGTTCACACCCTTCTCCGCATACTTTTTCTTGTCCTCTTCGTACTTCTCTGGTGTCCTCGCTGAATTGTAATCGAACTTCGTCGGAGTCGGGAGGAGTCCGCTCTCCGCCATTTGCGTTAGATGAACTCCGTAACTTTGTCCGCTCGTCTTGCTTATGTTCTTGCCGTTCTCGTCCAGTTTCCTTTGTCCAGTCGCATCGAACGTCTTTACGGTAGGCAACAAACCAAACTCTATCTCTTCGGTGCGGAGCGTCTTTGGCACAAGCTGGAATAACAAACGGTTGGACTTCGTACCCTTCATTTTCCAAATCAAGGCACACTTGGTCGAATACCAATCCCCCGTCAATGTTGACAATACCATAGACATTCTCCGCAACGACCCAGACGGGTTTAATCTCTTGTACTGCTCGTAACATCTCGTGCCATAGATAGCGTTCATCCTCCGTTCCTTTCCGTTTTCCAGCAAGTGAGAATGGTTGGCAAGGGAATCCTCCCGAAATAACTTCAATTGTTCCTTCATATTTTCTAAAGTCTGTTTTGGTAATGTCTGTGTAACTATGAGCTTTGGGGTAGTGGTAAGAGACCACCTTCCTCGCAAAGTCATTTATCTCGCAATGAAAGACGTTCTCCCAACCCATCCACTCAGCTGCAAGGTCAAAGCCTCCTATTCCGCTAAATAAACTACCGTGTCTCATCTCTCTCGTATCCTAAAGTAAGCATTATAAAATCGAGAACTCTAATCTTCCAGTTGCTCATATCACTCTCGTTGTTTCGATGTTATTACCCGTCCAATGCGTCCTCAGTCCAAACTTGTTGCAGAATTGCATAACCATCTCACGAAAGTCCCGCTCGGTTGCTATCCTATCCTTGACTTGACGATTGGAATGTAGAACGGTAGCGTGGTCGTGTCCGCCCGTAAGTTGTCCAATCTGCTCAAGGGTTAGGCTATTCTTAACGACCTTGTTGACCATTGCCCAATGGAATAGTTGACGAGGCTCAAGGTACTTCCTCTTGCGGGTCTTAAGCTCTAACTGGTCTACCGTGATGTTGTAGATGTCAGCTATCTCGTTCATCAATTCAACGACCGAGTTGTTATTGCCATCTCCGTAGAGTTCTCGCTTGACGCTGGAGCGTAGTTTGTTAATCTCAACGAGAAGAACGTCCGCGTAGATTCCCGACAATTCGTTAACGACCTGGTTGCCAACCCTACCCTCTCGTTCGGTTATGGCTTCCTTGATTATTTCAATCGTTT